TCCCTTCGCCATATAGCCCGCGTTTCTCTTCCAGCTTGCTCAAAGCATCCTGGTATAAGACGCGCAATCCGAAGTTCGTAAGGGAGCCGAGTTTGTCAGCCATCGAGTCAATATCAACCGCCCTGCTCACGTCAAACAATGCTTGCCGTAAATAGCGAATAAAGTTGAGCGATGAACTCAGATCGCTTTGCATTTCAAGGTTCTGGACTAAGGCATTTGGGTCGCTATAAACGACCATATCATCAACACCCCATTGCACCTGTGTTTTGTTATTCAGGTTGCCACGTCCCCAAGTTCGTGGGTGCGCATGGTATTTGATAATTTTCGCGGTGTTGGATGAAACGAAGTTGATCTTATCCTGCAGGTCAATTAAGTCATCAGTGATATCCGGCCTGCCGTACACGCTGCCCACATCCGGTAGGTTATGCCAGTGCACTATCGGAGCGAATTCCCACTCCCAGACCTGCTTATTCACAACTTCGAACTTATTTCCGTTGACGCTGATAGAATCGGTAATATTCCAATAACCAGTGTCTGCATCATGTTCTGTCACCTGCTTGACCGTTTTGTCTTTACCCGTTACTGGATCAGTAATCGTGTAGGCGATGGTATAGCGGAAAATCGTGTCAATATCTTCTGGCAATGCATCCATCGTTACTGTTGCCGGGTCTAATACCACCAATCTCGGAATCAGCTTGCCATCTTTTGTGACCGCCCCGTCTGGCAGAATCTTGACATAACACGTACCAGACTCCGCCCCATAAACAGCAGCCCGCTTCAACAGCTGCACCTTGCGGTTCGCGTTCCACACCTCGTCAATATATTGCTGGATAGGCGAGTCGCTCTCGCCGGGAAGATCAAATTCAGGCTCTTGCCCAAACAGCATTGCCACGCTGCGATCTACCAATAAGCCAATGAAATTTACAATAATCGCGTCATCTGCAGACTTGATCGGCGCTTTGTGTAACCCGCGCCTGTAATTGCGTTTGAGCGTAGATTCATTCACCCGTGCAACCTGCTCGCGCCCTAACAGTGGCTCCAGCAGCCAGTTTCTGAAATTGTCCATTACACCCATAACGCCTCGCTTTTAATATTCATAAAAGGGATTCTTGATAACTTGCACGCGTTCCTGCATTCCACTCCACGCAATAGCAAGGCTCATAACACAGTCGTCGTGCATCCCATCAGGCGCGCTGTAAGAGAATGACCCGCTTGCGTTGCGCTTGCTCTCAAATGACAGCAGTTCACCAATCAGCACAGGCTCGTCTAAGACTCGAATTAGCCCATTTTCGAAGGCTGATTGCAGACTTTGAATAATTGCCTGCTTAGTCGCCGAAGTGGTTGTAAACGGCACGATATTGAGTCCGCGCGTCACCAGTTCGTCAATCACCGGCCTGCCTATCGAGTTGGATTCCACGACCATCGAAGTCAGGTGATAGCGGTGGTAGACCGATTCCAACCTGTTTATCAGCACCGGATAATCCACGCGGTTGAAGCGGTCCATAAATACTTGCTCTTTGCTCTCAACATCCAGCACGCTCACAACCGTATAATCCACGCTTGATGCAACGTCCACACCAGCCACGTACTGCCGCCCGTTCTCAGGCTCACGCGGTGAGAGGACTGCGGCTTCTTGCACCCTACGAAACACGCCGCCGTCTGACTCGATAAACTCTGCAAGGTACTCTTGTCGGTAAATGATCTCAGGCAAGTCACGCCGCGCCGCTTCGACTTCGCTTGCCGCAATGTACGGATTGTTGACAGTCGGGAATGTCCACGATTGCCAGCCTTCTTCGCCATTGATGCCGCGTTGGTAGTTTTCCCAGAACCAGTTGCGCCCCTTTGGAGTTGAGATGAACAGCACTTTGCCTTGCCTATCCGATAATGCCGGTCTAATAGCCTCAGTCCACGCTTCCCGCTGCATAAACGCGCATTCATCCATTACAACAAAATCCAGACCTTCACCGCGCAATGAGTCTGGATTATCCGCTGATCTTACCGCCACAAAGCCACCGCCCGGAAAGTTTACCACTCGGTCAACCAGCCGTATCTCAGCACCAGATATCTTGCGCGCAATTTGCCGCAATGGACGCCAGCCTACCTCACTGGTCTTATAACTCGGGCTGACCCACCAAGCCCGCCCGCCTTGCGCTGCCACATCCAAGCATTCATTCACACCCAAGCGCGTCTTGCCCCACCTGCGCCCAGCACTCAGCACCTTGAAGCGCGCATCTGAATTATGCACCTCAAGCTGCCCTACATGTGGTTTAGCGTTAATCTTGGTTGTTATCAATGCTATCCCAATCTACAATAATCGCCCCGCCATTAGCGCCTGTTAACTCAGTGCGCTGTGGGGGTTTGCCATAAGCCATTTCGATAAACGCCATCTGCAAGCGCGGGTCTTTACTCTGCGCCCATTGACGTAATATCGCCTCAGCAACCGTTACAGTGTGTCCATTGATAATTAATGGCTCACCATTCTTTAGCGCAACCTCATGGCTGATTGCCTGCGCAAGCTCTCTAAATGCATCAAAGGTTTTTGGTCTGCCTTTGCGATTAATGCGCGGGTCACCTTTTTTGAAAGGCTTCAAGTTTGCGGTTGCGTTAGGATTGTTTGCCATCTCTGTTTTATCTTTGTATAACTGGCTCAACCAATTCAGGCGTCCCACCAGTCACGTCAACCCAGCGTTGAATTGCTACAGCACAATATGCTGGCGAGATTTCTATTGCCCGGCATTTGCGCCCTAACCGCTCGCAAGCGATGAGGGTCGTGCCTGAGCCGAGAAATGGGTCGTAAAATATATCCCCAGCATTGAATGAGAGCCGCTCAATAAACCATTCCCATAATTTTGTTGGCTTAGGACATGGATGGTCTATGTCGCCCGCATTGGCAGGAGTGTTCATGTCAATAGCATCTGGTCTTCCCCCGTGCCCACTTGCTAAACTCGGGTCTTTCCCATAACATAAAAATGGTTGCCAACAATTAAATCCCCATGACGATCTTAATTGTCCGCCTCCATAAAACCAGCACATAATCCAGTCAGCCTCAGGGTAAATCCAAGCATTCGTAACACCCGGCGAAAATACAACAACTTTGCTAACTTGAACTGCAATCGGTAGCCAGTTATCGGCTAATTTGATTAAGTTTTCTTTTGTATCTTCGTGCTGGTCGTAATCGTTTTTACCACTTGCCTTTTTGTCGCCTAGTCCGTAAGGTGGGTCTGTCAAACAAATATCTGCAAACTCTCCCCCCATCACCCTATCCACAACCGCCTTATCCGTGCAATCGCCGCAAATCAACCGATGCTCACCAAGCTTCCACAATTGACCCAACTCCACGCCCCACTTTTCGCGCAGCTCCTCTGCCTTGTCAATCTGCGGCTCAACGTCCTCTGGCGGTTCTCCAGCCCATAAGTCAAGGTCAAGCTCCTGCTTGTCAAAGCCCCAATCAAGTAAATCATCAAGCTCAAAATTGTTCGCCAGCGCATCGAAATCCCAATCGCCAGTGTTCTTATTCAGCCGTATCGCCAGTTCCTCAGCTTCACGCTCGGTTAGCTCCCGTTCTGGAACGCGCACGTCTACAAGGTCATCTGGCTTATATCCGCTCTGCAACATAATTCGGCGGCGCATATGTCCGCCAATAATCCTGTTATCGGTATTAATAATAAGCGGATCGGCAACGCCAAAGTTGTCAAGGGACTTTTTCAAATGCTCGGCATCGTGCTCTTTCAATTGACGCGGGTTCTTATCCCATTCAATTAAATCACCAAGCCTGCGCTTCTCCGTGTGCCAAGTTAATTTAACATTATTTCCCATTTGTTAGCTCCATTGGACTATTAATTAATTTATCTTTTTTCTTATCAAAAAATAAAGCAATTCTGATTTTTCTCATAGTATCATAAGAGAGTTTAGGGTTTGTGTATTGACTAACGTCAACCCCATTTATGATTATCCGCACGGCATTTGCATAAATTCGGCACTGCCGTACTTTTATGTTCATCCCAAAAAGGTAATCCGCATTTGGGACATCTGTTGTGATCATCTGTATAATATTCCATAATAGTTCTCCTTTTAATTATTGGTTATCATTGATTATCAGTCGCTTTTGATCGTTGTCGTATAATACTATGCTGGCTTTTTGATTCTGA